CATTTGTATGAACATTGTCAAATGCTGGGTTAAGAACAAACTTAACATTTGCCAAGAATGGGATTACATATGAAGTATATGCAAAACCAAAGTTCAAGTCCATACCTTTACCAGTGATTGCACCGATATCAGCAGCCTGGATAAGAAGACCAGAAGAGATAGCCTCTTGTTTGATAGCCTCATTAACCATTCTCATACCACCCATACCAGTTTGTACAACTAGGCTACGTTTTGGATCTGGACCTTGGAACTCAACCTTACCATTGAAGAAGTTGTAGATCTCAGAACGGAACAAGTCAAGTGTGAAGTTATTTTTGTTGTATACTCTTTTGAATGAGTTATCCAACTGCTTCCAAAGACCCACAGACAATCTAACATCATCTGGACCATCTTGACGAACTCTACCACCATGACCCCACATTAAGTAAGTCTCAATGTCAGTTGCAATTTTGCTCAAGTGAGCTGCTTCCATGTTTGTTAAGAAAGTACGTGACAAGTTACCATTGTCAAATGCTTTTTTAACAGAGTCTTTACCCATTACTTTAACCATGTCTTCCAAAGAAGTGATTGATGGATCCATAGTTTTGTCAAATGATCTCCAGATCTCAGTTACAGGAACTGAACCATCTGCATTCATTCCACCTTTGATCATCAAGTCAGCACGGCTAGAGATAGAATAGTGAACGTGAGCTTCTGCACCACCTACGTAGTTGTAGAACTCACGGAAACCTGCATTAGTGATGATGTCAGAGAATCTCTCACCATACTCACCACGTGCAGAACCTTTACGGAATACTTTAGTACCGTTAGCTAAGTACTTGTCATCAAGATATTTATAGTTATCATTGTTTACAAGTTGAACAGTATAGATAAAGCCATCACCTAATGGAAGAATATCTTCTTGTGTGATGTACATCTCAACACCATTGTATTTGTCATAAGTGATGATATCACCATGTCCAAATTCTCTTTTGTTAAGTTTGATGCGGAATGTAGTACCATCAATACCTTTGTAGTTATTGCTTGGTTCAATATCCTCAACAATGTAAGGAAGGTCAATAGAAACCGGAGTTTGCCATCTGTATTCCCCACGTGCGTTATCTACCATGATAACATTTTTGCCACCAAATGAAGACATCTGATAAAGAGGCATTTCAACTTTTTGAGCCATAGCCCATAGATCCACTGGACCAAGGTCCATTGGCTCTGCATCTTTCAGCATATTCACCAAGTGGTAAGAATCCACATGGGAACTTGCATTGTAAGCGGTATCCCTGAGGAATATACCATTGTTCATTACTGGAGTTGCCATTGTATATATTTATTTAAATGTTACTAATTAAAATCTCTTGAACAGATTGTTCTGTCTTGAGATGGTTCTTTGCGGTTTATTACCCGCTCTTCTTGGTTCATCAGACTCCTGTATTGAAGAAGAAGTAATTTTTCTTGCCTCTTCTGTTTTAAGTTGTCTAACTGTTTTCTCTACAGCTGCCTTAGAACCTTGTTCTTTAATTCTACCTTTGTATCCTTCTGGATCAGAAAGTAACCAAAGAGCTTCTGAAATTAAATCATGTCTTGGTTCTACAAACTGATACTTCTCTAGAAGATGTCCTAATAGATTAGTTTGTCTTCCGGAGATAGATGGATAACTTGGTTGTACTAGTCCTGAGTATAACATACTCTGAGTTTTCTTATCAAGTTTAATTCCATTTAGTTCTCCTGAAACAAGAGTGTTGTATACATTCTCAGTATATACTCTTGCTTGTTGAGCTTGTTGTTCTTTTTTGTGCTCTTGTTCTGCAAGTTTTCTAGCTACTACTTCTTCTTGCATTCTGTCTAACTTTGGTTTAAACTGATTAGCTTTCTGCTCTAGTTTACCCATATCAGCCCAGTCATTGATCTCTGCTTCAATTTCTTCCGGAGAACCAAATCTTGTAGCATATAAGTACTGTCTTGCAATCTCTGCTTGATCATACTCATTAGTTGGATCAAGATCAATTACTTCTTCTACCTCTGCTAGAGTTCTAAAAAGAGCTTTTAAATCTGTACCACCATCAGCTACATATTTAGCTGCTACTTGAAGTTCTTCAGGAAGAGATTGAAAGAACTCTCTTGGAGTATCTTGTCTAATTTTATTCTCTCTTTCTTGGAAGTTAGCTTCAAATAGTTCTCTAAAGTCTTTAGTAGTATATTCTTCTAATGGTTTGTCATCATCAAAGGGAATAAGTGTACCTTCTTCAATCATCTTTAGAGCTAACTCAGAAAGACCAGACTTATCTACTTTAGGTCTTCCTTTGTTACCAGTTTCTTCTTCTTGACTAATCATGTCATCAAGTTGAGCAATTGCTTCATCAACTTGTTTTGCAGATACTGGTGCAGGTGCATCAGAACTATCATCTGTTTTGTCAAGGAACGTGGTGTCTAAATCCTGTGGTTTTGAAAACACAGACTTTGGACTATCATCTGAACTATCATTATCTGAGGGTAACATTACGTTTTCTGCCCCAGGCATTCCAAATAGTTCATCAATGTTTACATCTACCTGACCTACCGTTGTAGAGTCTTGGACCTGATCTTCAGGTTTTTTGTTGGTTTCTTCCATTACTGTTGGTTTTGTTTATAATTTAATATACAAATTAAACTTCAAATATTTAAAATAGGAATGATAATTTTTTGGACTATATAGCTAGCCATTATCTATTTCTTTTCAGAAGATTTTTTATCAAATCTATTTTTATTTTCTCTTGCTACTTGTAGTTGTTTATCTGCTATTTCTTTCTGAGTTTGTAACTTCTGTCTCTCAAGATCCATCTTCTGAGATTGTCTCATGTTTTCATTAGATTGTTTCTCTCTTTGAAGATCTGTTTGTTGTTGATATTGTTCAGACTGTCTGATGTCTTTCATAGCATCTTCATAGTCAGATTGCATGTTCTTGTTTACATCAACCATAGAACCATAACCAGCTGCTCTAATTTCTGCAACCAAGATATCTCTTTGTCTATCTTTTTCTTTCTCCATAGCTTGAGCATCAAGTTTCATCTTCTCAATTTGTTGTTGAGACTGAATTTGTTGTTGCTGCATTTCTTGTTGCTGTTGCATTTCTTGTTGTTTTTGAGCTTGTTGTTTTTCTTCAGAATCTTTAAGTGCTGTACTAAGTTCAGCTACAGATTCAGATTGAACAACTTTACCTAGATCATAGATAGATGCACCAGTAGTATTGTTTTGCATAGCCATTGATTTTAACTGTTCAAGAACAGCTCTATGGTTTGCAGTAGTGCTACAGAAAATATTAAGATCTCTCATTAAGAGATCAGTACCATTAATTTCAAAGTTTACTTTTTCATCTGCACCTGTAATATATGTAAGTCTTGCAGATGGTTTAGTTGAGTTATAATACTGAGCTAGGTCTGTACGCATTTGGTGTACTCTAGGCATTAGATAATCACAGTGTTGGATAAAGAATATCTCTGTCTGTGCATAAGATGCAGCAGCAGCTTGTTCTACTCCAGTAGCAGTCATCTGAGATAACTGTTGTCCCATTCTTTGTGGGTTAACACCAATTACTTCATATGCTTGTTGCTTAAAGTGATTAGCCAACTGAATTCTTGACATTAATCTTTCTGTCTGAGCTAGATCTAGTTTCTGGAAATGCTGGAAGTTTAATGCATTCTCTGTATTTGTAATAGAAGTATCAAGAGGAAGAATCTGGAAGTTCTTCATTGCCACATATGCATTAGCATAGTTACCCTTACCCCAGTCTTCACCAAGTGAGTGTTTAGGTAAAGTATTTTGGTCAAGCATGATTACAGTACCAAGTTCATCTACTAAGATATCTGCAATCTGATTATTTACAATGTTGTATCCAATCTGGTATGGTTTCATTAAGTCAATGAGAGCAGTAGACTTAGTATTTCTATCTGAGAATACGGAACCTTCTACTGGTAGTTTACAACCATACAATGAGTTATCACCTTTAAACTGGAACTTAAGTGGACCAATATGGTTATTCTGTATACCAATATAAATTGGAGAGAATCCACCAGGATTATTCATACCCCAGAATGAAGGTAAGTTTGGACCAATCTTAATACCACCCCAAACTTCATTTACCCAGATCCAGTCAATATGTTCTCCAAAGATTACATTATCTCTTGTCTTATTCTTAAAGAGTCTTGTATCATATACTGGTTTGTCAATTACTTTATAAGCTTCAGTAACAATTTCAGTTAATACTTCTCCTGTATCAGTTACTTTAGTTAGGTGTCCAACTTTTCTCTGAGACTTCCAATAACCTGTTGTTACTCTAAGTAAGAATGCTGTACCTTGATCAAAGTAGTCTTCTCCTTGTGATAAGATCTGGTTTATAATATCACCTGACTGAAGTACCGAACCTGCTACAGCAGAAGTATATTGTCTATATGCAAGTGATGGCATATTAGTATTCCAGTCATGAGTTTTGGTAGCATCATAGAATGCACCATCATTCTGTAGTCCACCAATATTATAACCTGCAGATCTAATAGGATAAATTGCTTCAAGTGCCTCAAGTTGTTCTTCTGTCATGATATATCCATACTTATCAATAACATCAGATACAGTGAGCATGTCAATCTTACCTACCCAGTTACCTTGAGAAATATATCTTGCATCTGGAGATTTGTGATAAAATACAACAGCAGGATTCCAAAGTTCTACTTCATAATCATCTTCCATCATATGGAAATGCCAGAACTCTCTATCTGTAATGAGCATATCACGGAAGCCTCTTTCTTCAAGTTCATCCATTCTAAATCTCTCAACATCTACTTTATGTTGGTGGGTTGCCCATTCTTCAACCATTGATCTATAACTCTTTTTAAAGAATTGTTCAATTTCAGGAAGTGTTTTAAGTTTTTCTGGAGCAAGTTCTGCTTGTGCTTCTTCTGATTCTGGATCTAAACCCTGCTCAATAAGAGCAGTAACAATCTTCATCTGAGCATCAGCCATAAGAGCATCTTCTACCATCTGTCTTTTTTGCTCAAGCATCTCATTATATGAATGCTCATCAATAGCTCTATATGTAAGCTTAGTAGATCTCTTAGCAAATTCAGCTACAAGAACATTAACAACATTTGGAATAATGGGATAGAACTTTAGTTCTAGTACTGAGGGATCATCTTTAGTAAGTAGCTCTACAACATCTTTGTACTCATTGTTCTCTTCTATAATATAGTCAGTTCTATCAATGATACCCTTTGCAAGTTTGTAGTTCTTCATTAACTTGCGGGCATTTCTACGGATTTGTTTTAGACCGTTCCATTCTAACCAGTCTAAGTTCCAGGCTGCCCACTCATCGTCCTTCTCTTTCTCAGGTACGAACTGAAGTGGTTGCATAACACTACCAAGTCTGTTTTGCTCAACCTTAGCACCCTTTTTTAATTGTAAAGCATTATATACCTGCATATCTACTATTTAAAGTTTTTAAAAGCTGACTTATTAAAAACTTGCCCATTAATAACTTTAGACCCCTGTCCCATATGACGGAACGGGGTTCTATTTAATTTAAACAAATTATTTGACTTTTGCAAGTTTTTAGAAGCATCATCCATGATAACTCTCTTAGAATAACCTCTGTTAGCTTGCTGTATTCTCATGAATGCAACTAGGGCTGCAAATGAAACAAGTCTATCCACGTTGACACCATCTGCATATTCTTGCATTTCTTTAAGCAACATAGGATCTGGAATACGTTCTATTCCGTACTTAGTCCGTACAATAGTACCATCTGTTTTAGTTTCTACATCTAGTTCTTCTTTACAGTACTCAATAGTATAACTTAACAAGTGTGCTTTAAATAATGTGCCTGTGTTTTTCCAACCATACTCCTGGAATACATTAGCATTTGCACCAAGATCTTTTAAGAACATGATCTGACTCTTAGGTACAAGATACCTCTGTTTCTTTCTGGATATCATGTACTGGATAAATAATGAGATGTTATTCTCAATTACTGTCCAGGCATTGTACCACTCTATAATTAACTCTAGTCTTTGGTGAGTCTTGTTAATATCATCAAATCTACCACACCAAGCAGCTACAATCTTATCTGGTTCTATGTATGTTTCTGTTTCTCCCATAGTAACTTTAGTTACTTCTACAGGAGCTTTCATAATATAAATAGAGCAGAGTGATTCTGATGTTGTAGTCTTACCTTCTGACACGGGGTCAATAGAAGCATAGTACTGACCAAATGTAGGATCTTTAATTGGTCTCTCCCATACTACAAGTGTTCCAGTTTTATCTTCTAGCTTCTTAGATACCGGAAACTCTTTAATAGGTTGTTTATCTGTAGATCTCACAGTAATTTTACCAGTATCATCAGTAAAGATATCTAAGAACTCATAAGCATATTCTTTCTCTTCAATTCTTCTCTGCTGTGCAGCAACCAAGTGAGTAGGAAATAAAGATACAGATCTATGTGCAAATGCTTCTCTAATATTTCTTGGGTGCTGAGATATCCTAAGTTGGTAATCTTCTGGATTAAGTTCTTTCTTCCACTGCTCAAACTGTCTATCTAAAGCTTCTAGAGCTTCAGCTACAAGAGAGTTACCAAAGTCATCAATATAGGGAGGCATTGACCATTGCTCAGGAATAAACAATCCTGACAAACCAGTAGTACCTTTTTCATCAATAAGATCAGTTTCAACTGCATAAATATCTTTTGAAAGTGGATTCAAGATCATGTCTCTTAGTGGTTCACACTGAGACAAGTCACCCACAGATCCGGCTGCAATAAACATACCTGTAGTAACCATACCTGATCTCATGGCTGGACGCATATACTCATATGTCTGATCCATCTTTGGAGCAATACCTGCCTCCTCATGGAAGAAGTATTTTACTGGACCCCCTACACCATTTGTTGGATCTTTCTCAAATGACATACCTTGTATAGTACCCTTGAGACCAACTTCTGTTTTTCTATCTCCTTTTCTTACCTCAATCTTCTGTTGCCACATCATTACCTTGTCTGGAGACATAGGTCTATACCATGCTGTATGCTCATTTAAGAATGCTGCATATTCTTGTAAGAACTTCCATGAACCTTTCTCATTTATATAATCCTTAAGTGATGCACCAATCTTGAGAGTAACTCCGGGTTCAAACCATTGCTGGTTTATAAGTTTACCCATATGGTAGTATGAAGATGCAATCTGACGTTTCTTTAGAATACCTACATGTTTATAGTTTAACTCTGCTAGTAGTTCATAAAGAGCCATGTGATACTGTGCATCCCTGATTTTTGCAAAGTCAAACTTTTGTTGTTCCTTATCAAAGATTGGTAAGAAGTTTAGCCACATGTAGTACTCTCTTGCAAGAAACCATGTGTTAGTACTATCTTTTACAATAATACCTTTTCTACATTTTTGCTTTTGGTCATCCCAATAGTTTACAAAGTCCTTAGACTTAAAGGGGGCTGTGCAATATACTCCATCACTTCTAAACTTGTTGGACTCTGATATAAATATCTGATTAGTAGTGTCGTTGAAGCCGTACTTACCAGGTTCCTTGAAAACTCCAAATATGAAGTTGCTGAAGTCCTCTCTGGAGTCAAAGTTTGTGGTTGTCCATTGTCCGTTATCATAGGTTGGTATGTCTTGATAGATTTCACTCATAGTTATTGGTCATATGCCATTCCGATTCCACCTCTTACTTTACTAGATTGTTCATCCTGAAGATCTTTATAGACTCCTTTAAATGATGCTCTAATCTGATCAAAGTTTTTGGCTGCAGCTACTAATGAATTAATATTTCCATCTCTACCTGCAGTAATCTGGGTAGTTTCCATATATCTAGCTAATCTATCTAACATAGATGCCATACCTTTGTATGCTCTAGATGTAGGAGTCTCATACATTCTCTGGCAGAATAAGAGAGCTGTATGTATATCATCATCCTCTGTAGAGAATTCTGCTTCTATCTCTTTTAATATAATATGTTCTTTATCTACTTCTGGAGTATGAAAAAAAGGATTCATATCCGGGTTAGGACATGTCATATAGAAGAGATATAGATACACTTTAAGATAATCATCTGGATAGTTATCCATGACATCTTTAAGTGCTTTAAGTGTATAACAATGTTCTGTAGGAATTACTTTACCATTCTGAACATCAAATAGTCTTACAATCATTTCTTTTTAATTAAGTGTGGGAACTCTTTCATAAAGTTAATTATTGAAATGACTTCATCATATAAATAAGGTACCGGCATCTGAATAACTTCTTTAACAATAGGTTCACCATTTACATCTAGTTTAGATATTGGATAACCATATTTATCTTCACCATCTACTTCAAATGTAATATGATGTATAAATATCTTTCCAGCTTGTAATTTAGGGTTGTGCTTTAATATAATATACATATAAACAC